ATAATAGCGGACTCAATAAAAGCCGAACGGTTAATAACCGGAATCATGGTAAGTAATTCAGGTTTAATTCTGATTGTTAATGATCTTTTTTTTTCTGATTTATCCATGAGTGGACGGCCTGCCCCTTTTTTTTCTTCTTTTGTTTCCATTGTGTTTTACCTTATGTTGTGGTTTAATTTGTTTAGGCTTAACTACCATCCTTTGGGCTGTAACGGGTTTCTTCCAGGTTCCCGTGGTTAAGCCGTCAATTTAACTCTTTAAAATCTCTTAAAAAATCCTTTTCCCATATTGAAATAATTTTATTATTTTCGCACCTAACCCATAATAAAACATCTCCAAATTTATTAACTGCTTTGTTTTCTGTTAGTGTTACGACGTTATTTAATGCGTTCATATATTTCATGTTTGCGGCTCCAGGTTATGCCATCCTTGGCGGGTTGTTTTTATAATTTGTAATGTACTGGTCTTTCGTAAAGTCCGTTATTTTTACGGGTTACTGATATAAGGCGTTGACCGTTTGTTGTTTCAGATGTCATTCTTACCGTTTCACCGTATGAAATATTCAAGCCTAATTCCCATTCATCAACAAGTCCTTCTGATTCCAATGCGGAGTTTAGGGTTTCAAACCAGTTTTGTTTATATGTTTGCATGATGTCTCCAGGTGTTTTAAAAAGTATGTGTATATTATAAGCCTTTTTATAATAAATGCAAGACAAATATTATTGCATAATGAAAATAAATGTCTTGCATTAATTAAAAATTTATGAAATAATATATCCAACGAATCGGGAATTTCCCGGTCGAAACACGGAGAATAAAATGAAAGAAATTAATAATAAAAACAACTTTTGTCGGATATATGATCCTCGATGCTCTGGGGTTGCGGCAAATTTAATCGATTTCGCAAAGATTTGTGGAGTGAGAGATACTTCATATCGATTAGGGAGAGGTAGGCACGTTACCCGATTTTCTGGTAAAGGAATAATTGAGCTTGACGGAATAAAGCTATCCTTTACAGGGAACTGTCCAGCAGGGTCGCCTTCAAGGATTTTTTCAGATGGATTTCTTGAGGTTAAAATAATTAATTTTGAAGAAAATGCGGATTCAGAGATTATTCGCTGGATAACCAGCGATTTAAGGGATAGAAGATAATTATACTATTTTGGAATTGCATAATAGATTTATAAGCCGTACACTATCACAGGTGTACGGTTTTTTTATGCGTGGTGAGAATGGCAAAAAGCAAGCCTGATTGGATAAAAGCTAAAGCTATGTATGAGGCAGGTAAAAGCTTAAGGCAGATAGCGGCAGAATGCTTTATAGATAATTCAAATATAAGCAAGCGGGCAAAAAAGGAAGGTTGGCAACGTACCGCAGAATTACCGCAACTGATAGCAGATGCCGTAAGCGTTGAAAGAAGAATTACCGCACTTGACTTACCGCAACAGTCCGCGGTTACCGCAGAAATAGCAAAGCAGCTCGAAGGAATGCAGTTTTATAATACCCATGCTCGGATAGTATCAAAGATAGCGCTTAAATCACTTCAGGCCGATATGACGCCACAAAATGCCAAAACCACAATGTCAACCTTGAAAGAAGGAATGATAGTTGAGGGAGTTGTCCCGTTTTATCCTAATGGAACAGCTATACAAGTTAATAGCACTGGCAATACATCCGTAACAGAAATAACGAGAAAAATTATTGATGCACCTGGAAATTGAGACTGCAAAAGTTTTTAGGCCGTTATTGGATGACGCAAGATTTAAGGGCGCTCATGGTGGGCGTGGTTCTGGTAAGTCGCATTTTTTCGGTGAACTATTAGTCGAGGAAATGGTTAGCAAGCACATTCGCGCGGTTTGTGGTCGTGAAATTCAGAACTCAATAAAAGATTCAAGTAAGCAACTCATTGAAGATAAAATAAAAAAACTTGGCGTAGAACATCTTTTTAGAATTACTGACAAAGAAATAACTGGCCCAAATGACGGTCTGATTGTCTTCAAGGGATTGCAAAATCACACAACACATTCGATAAAATCTTTGGAAGGATTCAATAGGCTATTTGTTGAAGAAGCGCAGTCAGTAAGCCAGAAGTCAATTGATTTAGCTACTCCAACATTTAGAACACCAGGATCACAATGCTGGTTTGCGTGGAATCCAGAAAATGAGACCGACCCAGTAGACAAGTTTTTTAAGGAAAACGAAGGTGACAAGGATTTTATTTGTGTTAGCGCGAATTACCACGATAATCCTTGGTTCCCAGATGAATTAAAGTCTGACATGGAGCGCGATAAAAGACGCGATCCTGATAAATATGCTCATGTTTGGTTAGGCGGATATAGGCGCAATAGTGAAGCTAGAGTCTTCAAAAATTGGACTATTGAAGAATTTGAAAGGCCGCGCGGGACAATATTCAGGCAGGGACTTGATTTTGGATTTGCAGTTGATCCAACGGCTTTTGTTAGATGCTCATTGGATGGTAATGCGCTTTATATCGATTATGAGGCGGTAATGGTAGGATGCGAGATAATCAACACGCCCGACCTATTAAGGCAAGTTCCAGATTCTAATAAATGGTTTATAACAGCAGATAGCGCAAGGCCGGAGACAATAAGCCATCTTAAGAAAAACGGTTATCCAAAAATAACTTATGCTAAAAAGGGCGCCGATAGTGTCGACGAAGGTGTTGAGTTTTTAAAGTCATTTGACATTATTGTTCATCCACGATGCGAAAATACAATAAAAGAGCTAACTTTGTACAGCTACAAAATAGACAAATTGACAGGGCAGATATTGCCAATACTTGAAGATAAAAACAATCACGTAATCGATGCTCTTCGGTATGCGTGCGAAGGGGTAAGAAGGGCAACAAAGCCTAGAGACAAACAAACGCCCCCCCGAGTTATAATGCCTGGGGTTGGGGCATGGTCTTAAAATTAATAGTGACACGCGCACGCGAGTAAATAATGAGCATAGCAGACGATAAAATAATTGAACTGGCCCATAAAAGGTTTGAATCATCACAATCAGATGATAGCGAAGAACGCGCAAAGAGAAAAGCTGACATTCGATTTCTAAGACTTGGCGAGCAGTGGTTAGACACAGTTAGGCGTGATCGTGAAACGCCGGGCGCTGAACGCCCGATGCTGACCATTAACAGGTTGTTACAGTTTCGCAATCAGATTGTTAACGAAATTCGCCAAAATTGCCCGTCAATTAAGGCGCGGCCAACTGGCGAAGAAGCGAACATAAAGACAGCGGATGTTATCAATGGCTACATTAGGCACATTCAAGAGGCCAGTGATGCCAGAATGTGCTATGAAACTGCGGCAGACAATCAGGTTGATACCGGTTTAGGATGGTTCAGGATAATTACAGAGTATTGTGATTCAGAATCCTTTGACATTGATATAAAATTCCAAAGAATAGCAGATAGCGCAAGCGTTTACCCAAGCGCCTTTTATGAGCCAGACGGCTCTGATATGAAGTGGTGCTTTGTTGTCGAGGACATGGAAAAAGAAGAGTTTGAACGTCGATGGCCAAAGATCGACATAAGCACATGGGATACAAACACATCCGGTGGATGGGTAACTAAAGAAACCGTTCGCGTTGCCGACTATTACACCATTGAAACAAAAAAGCGCACATTATGCCAACTTCAAGACGGCTCTACCGGCTGGAAGGATGAATTGAGCGAAGAAGGATTGCAGTACATCATAAAAGAACGCAGCTCTGACAGTATTACGATTAATGTTTACAAGCTTGGTGGTGATCAAATTATTGAGCGGTCAACCATTCCAGGTGAATTTATACCTGTTTTCCCGGTGCTGGGGCTTGAAACATGGATAGAAGGTAAGCGGTATTTACAAGGGTTGACACGGCCATCTATCGATGCGCAACGGCTTTACAATTATATGGAGTCTGCCAATGCCGAAACGTTGGCACTTGCACCAAAAGCGCCATACATAGCAGCGGCCGGGCAAATTGAAGGTTTTGAGCAAGAATGGATGCTTGCCAACAAGATCAATATCTCAGTATTACAATATAATCCAATATCAGACGAAGGCGTCCAAGTTCCACCGCCACGGCGCGAAAATCCGCCGGGCACGAATCCAGGATTTGAAGCAACCATGAACCGGGCCGCAGAAGACATTAAGGCCACGATGGGAATTTATGATGCTTCTTTAGGTAATCGTGAAGGTGATCAGTCAGGCCGGGCTATTAATTCACAAATGAAGCAAGCCAGTGTTGGCAATTATCATTTCTCGGCAAATTTAGCGCGGTCAATTAAACATGCTGGACGCGTTATTATTGGCATGATACCGACTATTCTGGACACCCCGAGAGTCATTAACCTGATTGCAGAAGATGGCGAAAAGAAAACAGCAATTGTAGATCCTAACGCTCCCGAATCTTACAACGAGGTGACAGGAAAAGACGGGGAGGTTACCGAAGTATACAACTTCAACAAGGGTAAATATGACGTTGTAAGTGATGTTGGACCAAGCTTTGCAACTAAACGCCAGGAAGCGGTCGAGTCTCAAATGAGCATGGCACAAGCATTTCCACCGCTTATGCAATATGCCGGTGACATTATTGTCGGGAATATGGATTGGCCAGGTGCTGAAGAAATATCTAAAAGATTAAAGGCTATTTTGCCGCCTGAAATTAAAGCCGTTGTCGATGACGGTGAAAAAGAAGGTGGTGAAGATCCGGAAGCGGTTCAAAAAATGAATGAAATGGCCGATCAAATGCAGCATTTGTCGCAAGCATTACAAGAGGCGCAAGCAAGAATTGAAAGCGATGAAGAAAAGCTTGAAATAGAGCGGTTTAATGCGCAAACAAAACGAATGGAAGTTGAACACAAAATAGCGATGGAAAGCACAGGGCTTTATCATAAAATCGCAATGGATAGTTTGACACAAACATTAAGCGAGCCAAACGACGGGGAGCTTGAGGATATGGATGACGACGATGAGGATGGAATAAAGTCTGATGAACAAGAGCAACAAATAGAAATCCCGCAACAAACGGCACAACCTATGCCGCAACCAATTACGCCACCGGAGGCGCAAAATGACTGAAGAAGCCATAAATGAAGACGTAACAAATGAAGAATCCATAAATGAAACGCAGGAGACAGAAAAAACAGCAGAAGAAATAGAAAAGGAAGAGTACAGCAAGCGCGTACAAAAGCGAATTGCTAAGGAAACATGGGAGAAAAACGAATTAAAGCGGCGAATCGAAGCGCTGGAAAGTGAACTGCAAAATGCAAAGACACCGCAAATTAAAACATTGCAAAACGGCGCCCCAGATCCAGAGCAGTTTCCTGCCGGAAAGTATGACCCGGATTATCACGAAGCCATTGCAGAATATAAAGCGCAAATAGCTATTGACAATTACAAAAAAAGCGTGTCCAATAAACAGAAGGAACAGGAAATAGCTAATTTAGCGGTCGAGGCTCAAAAATCATATGGAGACTACGACGAAGCAATTAGTGATTTTAGAGACCATCAATTATCTAGCGTGCCTGCATTTAATGATTTAATTATGGATTCTGACAATCCAATCGAACTTGCCTATTATCTTGGTAAAAATACGGATGATTTAGACAAGCTTTCAAATATGTCTCTCGCTCAAGCCGCCCGTTACATCGGGAAGATTGAAGCGCAAATAAACACCAGCAACAAAACGCCACCAAAGGCGCAAATTTCAAACGCTCCAGCACCGTTAGAGCCACTTAAGGCAGCTGCATCAAAACAAACAAAAGACCCAGAAAAAATGACTATGTCAGAATACGCGGCTTATCGTAAATCTCAGAAAAAATGAACTACGATTTTTTCATAAAAAAAAACAATAAGCTTTATATAAAAAAACCGCGTAGATATGTATGGATTGATGGCAAGTTATTTTTTTGTGGACAAGAAGTAAAGTCGAATGTAATGAAAAAATAACAGAATAGTGACCGCAGACGCGGTTTGATAAGTGACCTAACAAAAGGTAGTTTTATGCCATCAAATACAACCCTCACCAGCTCGGTGATAACAAAAGAGGCGTTAATCCGTCTCAAAAACAAGCTGATAATGGCTAAGAATGTAACCCGTGAATACGATGACAAGTTTGCGGTTGCTGGTGCTAAAATCGGCGCAACAATCAACTTAAGAAAGCCCCCCCGATATTTGGGGCGTACAGGTGAAGCATTACAGGTTGAAGGATCACAAGAAAGTTTTGTGCCTTTAACGCTTGACACTCTTGCCGGTTGTGACATTTCATTTAGCACTACCGACTTAACACTAAACATTGATGACTTTGGAGATCGATTCCTTGAACCTGCACTGGACACAGTCGCCAATAAAATCGATTATGCTCTTTCTGGTTTATATAAGGATGTTTTCCGCCTGGTTAATCACGGTGCATCTTCGGCCAGTTACGGGACTGCTGGTGCTTTAAACGGCGGTTCTCAAACGTTGGCAGGCGTACAAGGCCAAGTAATGACGGCTGGCGCTATTCTTACAGAAACAGGTGTACCAACTTCTCAGCGGGCAATTGTTGTTGACCCCATGTCACAAGTTTCACAAGCAACAGTAATGACAAGCCTGTTCAACCCTTCTGCAAAAATCAGCAAGATATTTGAAGATGCTGGCTTTGCCACGAATACTTTGGGCTTTGATTGGGCGGTTGATGCAAACATGCAACAATTCACCCCGCTTGCGTCAGGTACGGCAACAAACAATAGCGCGGTTCCTGCTCAGGGACAATCCTATTTTGCTATAGTTTGCACCGGCACGGCGATTCTTAAACAAGGCGATGTATTCAGCGTTGCCGGTGTTTACGCTATCAATCCACAGTCAAGAGCTTCAACTGGTCGTTTGATGCAATTTGTAGTAACAGCCGATACGCAATTGAGCGCCGCAACGGTAAACATTCCGTGTTACCCCGCTTACATTACCAGCGGAGCGTTCGCTACTTGCACGGGTACAGCGGGAACAGGAGCGGGTACTGTAACATGGCATACAGGCTCTGTTGGCGGTGCTGCACAGTCACAAGGCTTGGCATTTAATAAGGGTGCTTTTGCTTTAGCTACCGCTGATTTAGTGTTGCCTCAAGGTGTACATTTTGCAGCGCGTGAAGTTCATGACGGTATCAGTATGCGAATTGTTCAGCAGTATGATATATCGTCAAACCAGCTGCCGTGCAGAATTGACTGCTTATTCGGGGTGAAAACTATTTATCCTGAGTTAGCTTGTAGGATAGGAGGATAAGTCATGCCAACTTCAAATAATTTAAGAAATAGAACTGGTGAGCATCCCATCACAACTCTTGCGTCTGCTTCTTATCAGATCAACAACGGATCAAGTATTGCTGGTGGTACTATAACATCTGAGGCGTCAGTATTCTCCGATACTTTAACAGTAACGGGTGTTCGACCTACAGATAAGCGTTTAACTATATGTCCGCGTGATGCGGTAGCAATACCGGATGGACTTGCGTTAATATCTATAATTTGTTCGGCTAATGATGCTGTTATTATTAGCTGGAAAAACACAACAATGTCGGCAATCACACCTCCTGCGGCTGGTGTTTGGTCGCTCGGCATAATGGGTAACTACCTACGCGGTTAATCTTTAAATTTAAACAATGGGCGAGTAAATGTCTGTAACGACTGCACAAGACCTTATCAAAGGCGCTTTAAAATTATTACAGGTTTACTCGTCCGATACGACTATCACATCTGATGAGGCTAACGATGGCCTTGATTCTTTAAATTTAGTTTTAGAGTCATTGAGCCTTGATTCCTTTATCATTCCCTATGAAAGCAAAGAAACATTCACGCTAACCCCAAATAAAGCGGTACATACATTTGGGGTTGGTGGCGATTTTAACTCAGAGAGACCATTAAAAGTTGATCAAGTAACTGTAAACGTATCCGGTACAGATTGGCCAGTTCGAATAATGGCCTATGATGATTGGGCAGCAATTAAGCTTAAAACACTGAATACCAATTACACGCAATACGCCTATTTTGAAGCCACCTACCCGCTTGTTAATGTGCATTTGTGGCCTATTTCGCCGTCAGCAAACACAATAACTATCTACTCTCGTAAGCAATTAACGCAGTTTTCAACGCTATTTAGCGCTATAGTATTGCCTCCTGGATATAAGCAAATGCTTAAAACAATGCTGGCCGTAGCGCTTGCGCCAGAATACCAGACGACAGCCGGAGAGGATGTAATCAGGATGGCAACAGCCGCAAAAGCAGCGGTTAAGCGTGTAAATTATCGCCCAATTACAACCACAGCAGATCAGGCAATATTAGGACCTAATGCCGGTACAAGATTCAATATTTATAGTGGAAGGTAAAATGAGGTTAAACACAGGTAAAGCAGAAAATAGGTTTGATTATGTTGCGTATGATGAGCAATCAAAAGCCATTCAGCAACATGCAAAAATACAAGTTCAGTGTATTGAAAATACAATAAATGAGCTAGGACATTCACGCTATACAGCATTAGCATTAAACGCACTTGAAGAATGTTATATGTGGATTGGAAAATCCATCCGCGATGATCAAATAATCAGAAACGGTAAAGCACAACTTCAAGAAGAACGAAGCGATTCATAATGCCAACTCTTTTTGATCGTTTCAAGAAATCAGCAAATGACGCTATAAGCGACTATTCGCAGTTAAAGGACGCTTACCCTAACGTTAAAAACTTTGGAAACGCGTTAAAGAAAAGTATTGATGCTCATATTCCGAGTAATGAGGACTTTCAAAGCCCAGAAAGAATGTCAGAGTGGTCACAATCGGCAGCACTTAACGCGCCCATGCTTGGCACATTTACCGGCCCAAAGTCGATAAAATGGGACAAAGAAAAAGCGGCAATGGCCGCCAAGTTACTTGATGAAGGCGTTAATCCTGCTCAAGTCTGGAAAGATCACTTGATAGGTCGGCTTCCTTCCGGGCATTTGTTTAGTGAGATAGATGATAGTGTTGCAAGTTTAAACATGATGAATATCCCTGAAAGCGGGGAAAATTTAACAAATTTAAAAAGCATATTGAATCATCCAAACTTAATGAAGCAATATGATTATATAAGTGAACACCCTATATCATTACATCAAGGTAAACAGCATTTTAATGAAGGTTCTGCAATAGGAGGGTCAAATGGATTTATTACAATTAAAGGGCAGAATGAAAATATAAAGCCAACTTTATTTCATGAATTACAACATACAATTCAAGATAAGGAAGGATGGCCGGTAGGTGGTTCACCAGTCAACAACTCATCAATTGCTTTGGACGTTTACCGGCGCTTAACCGGGGAAGCGCAAGCCAGAGCAACACAAAACCGCATGAACATGGACATGGAAGCCAGGCGCAACAATTACCCAATGGCAGACGATAAGCTTGACGATGTGCCACTTGGCAGGCTTATCGATCGTTATGGAAGTGGCGATCAGAGAAGCATTGCAGACCTACCAGAAACAGAGTTCAGCCAAGCGCACAAGATAGCGCAAGAACACGCGGCGCTCCCGGTCAAACAAGGTGGTTTGGGATTGCCACCGGATAATACGGCTATGGATAGGGCGTGGGCTTTGGGGTTTGATCTTGAAGGGTATCATCAAACCGATGCTGATATAAAAAGATTTTTAAATAATAAGCTGGGATTGAATACAGTCGCGAATGCCAGTTCAAAAGCTCTTGAAAACACGTCTAAAGTAGGACATTGGTTTTCAGCAGAGCCGCTATCAAAATCGACAAAAGATTACAACTTTCCAGGCAATACAACTTATCCGGTTGTTATAAAAAGCGAATGGCCTGAAGAACTGTCTCATACTGACTATCTGTTAGATAAATTAGATTACTATGGATTAAAAGGTTACAAAGAAAAATTAAAGGCAGACGATAATCATACTATTATAATTAAGCGTGATTATGAAACAGGGTTACCGTCAATCGTAGAGACTAATCCAAAAAACATCCGTTCCAGATTCGCCGCCTTCGACCCATTTAAAAAAGACAGTGCGAATATTTTGGCAAGCGTATTGGCAGGAACAACATTAGCAAGCCAATTGCGAGGGAAAAATGACAGTAAACGAACAAAATAAATTTGCTACCAATGCCGCGCTGCTTATTCTTAAAGCTCAAGAAATGGGTTATCAGGTATCGTTAGGCGACGCTTACAGAGACCCACGATTACACGGCAGAATGGGCGAGAAAAAAGGCTATGGCGCTTCAAACAGCTTTCATAAAGTACGCATGGCTATTGATATAAACCTGTTTAAAGACGGCAAGTTTTTAAGCTCTACTGAAGACCATGCAAAGCTTGGGGCATGGTGGGAGTCGATAGGCGGCACATGGGGCGGTAACTTCAAGAATAAAGATGGCAATCACTATTCGTGGGGCGAGGGTCGATAATGACCACAACCTATAATTTATTTGGCATAGGACAGCAGTCAAAATCTTCTAATTTGACCGCTCAGCATCGGTTAAATATGTACTTTGATATTCAAACCTATTCTGATAAGTCTCAGGTTGCTGCAATTGGAACTCCAGGGCTTGTAAGGTATTGTTACAACGGTAATGAAATTTCTCGTGGGATTCACTTTATGGAATCTATAAACAGAACTTTTTCATTGCATGGAGACAAGCTTTATAAAATCGCTCCTGGTGGGGCAGCAATATTAGCCGCTACATTAACGGGCGGCGATAATAACGGCTATGCTACGTTTGCCAATAATGGCGTTGAGTTGTGCCTTTTCACCGGCATTCGCGCTTATATTCTTAATACTACCACTAATGTATTCACAGACATAACGGCGTCTTTGCCGTGGGTAACAACTCCCCTTGTTGATCTGGCGGGTAATAGCGTTACCTTCCTAGATGGACGTTTTATTGCGAATAGACCGAGTACTGGACAATTCTATTATAGCGCTCTATATGATGGTTTAACTTGGGGCGCGCTTGATTTTGCAACGGCTGAAAGCAACCCTGATAACTTGCAAGCGGTAATTGCGGACAAAGGTAACCTGTGTTTGCTCGGCACCAGCACTATTGAGCTATGGACAAATAGTGGCGATCAAGCATTTAGTTTTACCCGAATTAATGCAGCGCCAAGCGAAGGGGGTCTGGCCGCGCGTTGGTCGTTGTCAAAGATAAAGGGGAATGTTGTTGGGTTGTTTCGTGATCGTAGCGGTGGCCTTTCTGTTTGTGTTTTAGATGGTTACACGCTATCACCTGTCAGTAATTACGACACCGAATATCTGTTCAACAATTACAGCGTTTCAAGCGATGCTGTTGGTTTTGCCTATACGCTTAATGGCCTGTCTTTTTATCAAATTACTTTCGTAACTGAGGGCATTACTTGGCTTTATAACTTTGAATCTCAAGGATGGAGCCAATTAAAAAGTACCGGCTATGATCGACACTTAGGAAATCTTTGTGCTGCGTTTAATAATGATTTGCTAATTACATCTGCTATAGATGGCGCTATCTATCGGTTAGATGCAGATATTTACACTGATGACGGCGCAACTATAGCGCGAGAGATTACCGGGGCTCATATTTTCGAAAAAACTATGAATAAAATGACAATTCGTCGGTTGAGAGTTGATCTTGAGGGCGGTGTCGGTGGCAATAGTGATCCTGTTGTAATGCTGCAAATTTCTCGTGACAAAGGACATACATGGGGCAATGAGCTATGGACGACATTTGGCAAGGTTGGCGAATATGCAAAGTATGCAGAATGGCGACGCTTAGGATTAGCTCGTGATTGGGTTTTTAAATTGCGCATAACAGATCCGGTAAAGTGTATAATTATTGCGGCCGTTGTTGAAGGTGAGACGTTAAACAAATGATAACTTTAAGCATAGCAAGCCGCGAGTTTGCCATAAGGGCAAATGCTATATTACGCGGACAACTAGACGAATATCGATCAATAGGCGAATCCATGCTAATTAATAATGGTTTTCCTGACAATTATCTTGATAAGTTAAATTTAAGCATAGATGAATTCGGGGAACGTATAATTAATCCATTAGTAGCGCTATATTTCCAAAATGAACATACCGCAAGCACCAATTAGGGAACCAATTAGCGGATTATTGCCGGTTAGTTGGGTGTCGTTTTTCTCTCAATTACTGGCCTATTTATCAAGTATTCCGACATCTGGAGCAGCATTGCCAAATTACGTAAACGATGCGGCGGCTGCGGCTGGCGGAGTGCCGTTGTATGGGTTTTATAGAAATGGCTCTGTGGTAATGCAGAGGGTTACATGATCCCATATAATTTTCCCGTATTGGTGGCAAAGTCAGGAATCGATTTGAGTTCTTATGATGATCGTCAAAAAATAGAATTGATTGAATGGGTAATGCTTCAATCAATGGAAAATATAGCGGATGAAATACCCGTTACAGAGTCCGTAAAAGATGGTTGGTACACGCGAGAAATACGGATACCTGAAGGTATTTGCTTGACAGGAAAAATTCACACAGAAGAGCATATTTGCATTTTATCTCAAGGCGACTTGTCAGTCATGACAGATCATGGTATAAAGCGAATAAAAGCGCCGTACTCATTCAAAGCGTCAGCCGATATTAAAAAAATCGGCTATGCACATCAAAACAGCGTATTTACAACGCTGCATCGAACAAAATTAAAAACATTACCAGACATCAATAAGCATTTATTTATTGACAGTGACCTCACATGGGTCGAAAAAGAATTTAAGGTTAAATTATGTCAGCAGTCGCAGTCGCAGTCGCAGCAGCAGCCGTAGGTGTTGCCGGAGCCGTAGCGTCAGGAGAGGCGCAAAAAAGCGCCGCTGGAAAAGCAGCGAAAGCAGCCGCACAAGCAAAAGCGGAAGCGAATAAGCGCCTTGACGACGCCAACGAACAATCTCAAGCATGGCTTGATCCCTACTCAAACGCTGGCATTGCCGCGCAAGATGAGCTTTTATACAGAATGGGCTTTGGTACTCCTGGAGGTGGGGATTTAAATAAGCCGTACACATTAGAGCAGTATAAAGAAGATCCAGGCTATACACCTATGGTTAATGATCTGTATAGTTTGCAACAAACGCCCGGCTATCAATTCGAGCTACAACAAGGACAGCAAGCCTTGGACAATAGCGCAGCTGCACGTGGCTCATTTCTATCAGGTAAGCAATTAAAAGCAACTCAAGAATACAGTCAGGGCGTAGCATCAACTAAATATCAGCAAGCCTGGGAAAGGGCGCAAAATGCCTATCAAGCAGCATTCACTAGGAATATGCAAAACCGGACAACTGCATACGATATGCTAAGCGGGCTGGCTAACCGTGGCTTTAACGCCGCCGATTCTAAAGCGCGATATAATACAGCGGCAGCAAGTCAGTCAGGGCAAAACAGCATGGAAAACGGGCGCCAACAAGCGGACGCACAACTGATAAAAGGCCAGGCAAATGCGAATATGTACACTGGAATTGCTAATAGTGTTCAGTCTGGTCTTGGCGCTTATGGTGCAAGTGCTGGCGGCGGTGGTGGCGGGTATGGAGGGGGAGGTGCATCGCTTATGCAAAATGCACAAGCGCCTCAAGGAATGGGACAAACCGCCAGTTGGGGCGCAAATATGTATCCACGAAGAATAGGGTAATTATATGCAAATGATACCGGCGGTTCAGCCTATTCAATTTTCTGATGAATTGGCTAAATTCACGAATATTAGAGACGCTAATCAACAAATGCAGTTAAGAGATTTAGCTATGGCTCGCGCTCAAGAAGATCAATCAAGGAAGGATAAATTAAGAAGCATTTACGCAGGCGGCGGGATGCCAACTGTCCAGGATATTGGCAGTTATGACCCAACTGCGGCAATGGCTATGCAGCAGAAAGAAAACGACCCTGACTCCATTACTAAAAAATACGCTCTTGTCGGACAGGTTTCGAAGACTATACTTGGTAGGCTTGAACAAACCGGATTACCAGAAGGCAGCCCTGAATACATGCAGGAATTTAACCGGCAAATGGACATATTCAAGCCGATTATAGCAAAACAAATGAATGATCCAGAGGTGATGAACCGACCAAATGATTTGAACGCCATAAAAACTATGGCCGCATGGTCGCCTGAACAGGCTGAAACAAAGAATCATTACCAAGTTGTAACTGGCCCAGACGGTAAATTTTACCGTATCGATACTGCTAACAACGCCGATGCAATACCTGTTAATTATGGCAATGGCGCAGTTACAAATGCAAAATTTGACCCACAAATAGCCGGACAAATGGAATCAGCAAAGCAACGTGAAAAAATCGACAACGTAACGCTCGATACGGGCGAAGTTCTACCTATGCGGTTGGGTGATGTTGTTGGGAGTAACAATGTAGGAAATTTGCGCCATCCTGGCCAATCAACAGGTTTTCAAAGTTTTAATACGCCACAAGATGGAATTGCCGCACTTGATCACCAACTAGGGCTATATGGTGGTAGAGGCATAAATACTGTTGATGACCTTGTGTCAACCTATGCACCTCCAAATGAAAACGATACTCCACGATTGATTAATGCCATGTATCAGAGGCTGGGGATAAAACGCGGTACTCCAATAGACCTAAATGATCCGGTACAAAGACACGTAATTGCTGGCGCATTAATGCAGCAAGAGAGACCTATATTTACAGGTATAGGACAGTCAACAAAACAAAAAGAGCAGGCACAAAGTGACGTTAAGGTTTCCGAGGCTGAAAAACTTAGTGATATAGCGGTAAAGGAAGACAAGAAAAAAAAGCTTAATACTCAAAATATTGAAATTATTGACCCTCAAAAAACAAAAGGCCGGGAGATAGTTAACGAACTAATCGATTCAATGAAGTCATATTATGCCAAACTAGATAAAGCGGGCGGCATTGT